TCTCATTGAAGAAGTGGTGGCAAAAAAATTGTCCACCATAGACTGAACCTGTAAGTTAGAAGTAGCTTTCATATAAGCTGCTTTTTGCCTTTTAGCTATATTTACTCTAGCAAAGAAGTTTGCAAATTCTTCATTAGAATTTTCGGTTAGATCCTGTAGTCCTTCAAAAACATATGGGCTCATCCCCCTATCTAAAGCCTCTAATTGAAGCGCATTAAGTAAATTAAATCCGGTCAACGGCCTTTGCGATCTAACCTCATTAATGCCACTAAGTAAATTATCACCCAATTCAGTTTTTAGTATTTCCGCTCTTAGCCTAGCGCCTTCAAAACCTATCGACAATTCTTCTCTTCTAGCAGCACTGATAAAATTACCCTCTTCTATCCCAGAGTTAAGAATTTTTTGAGCCTCTCTATATGCGGTAGTTGAATCATTTAACTCTTTAAAAATTTCTTTATTTGCATCCAATATAGCCCTTGCTGACTCTCTAGCCTCCGTAGCATTTTTGCCCATGCCAGCAGTTAAAGTATCTCTTAGTTCATTTAGGTTATCGGAAAATCTTTTCCTTGTTGCGTTTAAATAGTCAAATGCTTCTTTTGCCACAGAAATTGTCTCAGATAAGTTTCCCCTTCCAATAATACCAGTTTGCGTCAACGCATCTATTAACTGGCGCTTACCAGGTGCGTCTCCCTTATTGAAAAGCGCTTTTATGGTACTTAGATCTTCTTCTATTCCTATACCTTCTGCAATCCTTTCTTCAGCACCAGCTATGTAAGACTCTGCAAAGGATCTTAAGTCTTCTGTATTAAGTTTGCCAAAATCTATTAAGGCCTTATCAAGAGTAAAGGTTTTTCCTTCTCTATTTTGCAGGTAACCAAACATTTTTCCATATCTACTAACGCTGTCTGCCCCATGCTCTTCTAGGTCAAAGTTATTTCCATACATTCTCTTAAAAATATCCATACCATATCGTAGGTCTGCTGCTGTTTCGGCTTCAGCTTTTAACGTTAGTCTTCCAGAGGTAAATGTCTGAGTCATGTCAACAGCAGTTTCTGATGCGGGGAGACCAATAACATAACCCTTACTGCGCAAAGCGTCGTTTATTGCTTGATTGGATCCAAATGCTTTTTCGAATTGATTCAAGCCATCTGCAATTACGGTGGCTCTGTTGACGTGTCTACCAAGATTATTTCCATTTTCAGTGGCTGCTTTTTCCATTGCTTCCAAATAATATTTGTTCATTGCAATAGCTCTTTTGTCTTTATCTAAACCAAATCCATCCAGTGTTTTATAAAAGTCTTTTGAAGCTTTAGATAAATTTGTTTGAGCCTCTTCCAGCGCAGCTACTTGTGAAGGATCGTCGTACAATGAACCAGGTATAGCTCTACCAGCATATGCTGGTTCTTTTAGTTGCTCAATTTGATTCCTAATGGCCCCTAGTTGAGTTTTTTGCTGATCTGTCATCAAATGCTCTAAGGCTGTAAAGACGTCATTTTCAAGATTTAGAGTCATTACTTCAGTTTTTAACTTTTGAAAACCTAAAGAAGCTAAACCTGGATCAACTCCAGCAAAATCAACAAGCCTTGATCCTGCAAAAAAATTGACTGTACTTTCGCCTTGCTTTAATACGCCGAGAGCTTCAAAATATGATCTATTAAAAGTTCTAGCTTTGCCACCATACAGTCTATCTCTAACATCTATTATTGTTTCTTCCAACTGATCTAATATACCTGACTCATCAATTCGAGTCATGTCTTCAGCTGTAAGTTTGCCTGTTAAATTTTCTTTTAATATATTCAATCGCTGTAATGCCGGAGAGCCACCAGAACCCTGAAGGTATGCCAACTTTTCTTCTTCGTCTAAAATCATTTGATCCAATGTCTTAAGGAAGTCTTTATTATGACCAAATAATTCTCTATAGCTTTCTACGTCTCTAAATTCAACAAATCCTACCATTTCTCCTGCGCCCGTAGGCTGACGAGCCATTGCCATGGCCAAACGCCTTTTACCGTTAGACATATATGTACCAAGTACTGGTAGACCCTTGTCGTCAAGGTCGAACCCACCAAGTGCATGGTGAAATCTTATTACGTCTCTTTCGGTCATCAATAAATTGTGATTAGAAAATCTTACCCTAGTAGTATTTATACTAAATCCTTCATCCATGGCTATATTAGAATCGGCCATATCTAGGAACATTCTTCCACCAGAAATTCCAACCTGAGTTGACTCTGCATTTAAGGCAAATCTGTAAACATCGGGCATTACTGGTAGGGGAATTCCTTTCTTTAGTTTAAAAAATTCTTTCTGAGCAAAGTCTAAAATTCTATTCATGGCCCTAGGATGCTGATCCAACGGAACTCCACTCTTGTGTATTGCCAATATTTCTTGAGCCAACGTCCTGTGCATAAGCTGTGAATATTGTTGAGTTTCTAATAGATCGCTAGACATTTCATTAGCAGCTCTTTGCAAAGACTGGAAGAAGGTGCTACTTTCGTCAATTCTATTTGCCTTCAACATTGCGTTTAATTCTTTTTGTACTTGCTGTGAATATTCTCTGCCCAACTTTTGCGATTGCGTTGAACCGAATACTGCAGAGTGAAATGCATCAAGCATCGGGTCTGCGTAGACTGCACCCTTGGACTCCCCAGTTCCGCTTATATTTAGTATATCTCTAACTCCAGATATTCTTGTTTCCCTCTTTGTTGTGGCTTTAGGTGCAACAATTGAATACTTGGTATACCTTCCGGTAAATTCAACATCCATTGCTGCGCCTTTTAGGGAAAATATTCTTGCAGGCCTAGTTGCATCACCCTGATCAAATACGACGTTGCCACGAACAGTTATTTGAGATAAACCTTTTGATTCATCTAATTGGCTCATCGATTTTTGAATTTCTCTTTTCTTTAAAAGAATATCTTCTTTTTCTAGTCTATCTTTAGCTTGTGCGTAACGCTTATCTAGCTCATCTAATTCAGCTTGATAGCCTCTTTGAATAGCTTTAGTATACGGAGTATTGATCAACATTGAGCCATCTGATCCTTTTTCAATTTCATCCAGAAGAATATCAATTATACTGAATTTTTGATCTATTGCTTTAAGAGCAGCTTCGCTGCCTCCTGCTTTTTTCTCAAGAGTTTCTTTTAACGAGCCTAATTTTTTCTTTAGAACATCTGTACCATATTTGCCTACCGTAATATCAACATCTCCACTGTCTATCGCATCTTGCATTGCGATCTTGAGGTAGCTTGTAACGTCTGCATATATTTGACTTTCTTTTCCAGCCAACTTTTTTGAAGGACCGCTTTGGCCTTGGATAACTTCATCTAATATTGTTTTGTAAAACTCTTTAGATCTATCAGTTCCTTTGATCATCCAGGAATCTTTTATTCTTTGTGCAGCATCTGCGGCTTTTTCGGCATTTTTCATTGTAGAAACATTTTTTAATGTATCTACATCTAGAGCCAATCCTAATGCTTCATAAACCGGATCAGTATTAAGAATTGAGTCAGCAAATGACATCCCTGGCTTACCTACTTCATCAAGGACCCTTCTCATTGCGTCGCCAGCAATAGAAATTTCTCTTGGTGACAACACTCCGCGCAATCTCTTGTCCAACTTTTGAATCAAGGAGGCGAGTTTTTTGTTACCAGATCTCATTGCTTCTTCTAAAACATCTGGGTCTATGATGGAAACATTCGCTGATTGCATTACCTCTAAAGTTTGCTCCAGATTTAAAACCTGTCTTTTTCCTGCAATTGTTGCAACAAGATTCATTGCTACACCCCCCTCATCAGTAGGCAGGAGTAGACCATATCCTTTTTCTTTTTGCGTTTTAAAGAAAGCCTTTAGCGCCTCATTGCCCTGCTGGGAATCCATTTGCCCTTTATGAATAGCAATGTTCATTTCTAAACCTTCTATTCCAAATAGATTTTGTGCAATAGCATTTCTTTCTATATCCTTCAAAACTTCCGCATAGCCTCTATAAACAACTGGAACATCTTGTTTAGATATTCTATAAACTTCTGTTATCTGTAGAGAAGAAAAATACTGAATAGCATCATCAACGGTATCAAAAACTTTTCTGCCAATTGCAGGATCCGGATCATCATAAGCTGATCTATACTTTAAAATATTATCAGAAGGATCAACAAATGGTTCTATTAGCTTTTTCTGTCCAGTAGGAATTTTACCTAAAATTCTTCTGGCGGCTCTAACTTGTTTTTCTGGAGAAAGAGGAGACAAATAGGAGGCTAAATAATCGTTAATAGATTCATATTCCGGAATCTGTTCTCGTCTCCCTTGTAAAAAGGATGCTATTTTTCCCATCATATTTATCTAACTCCTGCACTTATGTCAACTTGTTGACCACCAAATGGATTCATCACAGGCGTTACGGAACCAGTAACCCCCATGCCATTCATTAAAGATCGCAATCTATATGCTACGTCTGCATTGGAGTCCGAAGAGTAACCGAACCGAGGATAGCTTGGATTAGCAAGATTTGCTTCTCTTATCTGTTGTGGATAGTAACCCATTTGAGACATTTCAAGACCCATGTGTTGGCCTATTTTAATTTTAACAGAATCCATATTAGTATTGGGATGCCACCCTTCCCAGCCTTCATCTGGCAGCTCGTGTCTGCTGAAATAGTCTGTTAATTCTGGGCGCTTTTCCACCTGCATACCCCATGCAGCTTCGTATATTCTTCTTTCTAATCTGCCAGCTGTTGAAAGTATTCTTTCTCTATCTTGCTCTGGAGCATTTATCATTGCCTTAAAGTGTTCTCTTTTTCTTTTAGGAATAGCAAGAGAAAGAGATTCAACATCTGTTCCATATTTTCCAGTGCCAATATCCTGTATGGGCGCACCATACATTGTTCTTTTTGCTGCAGAACTAAATTGGAAAGCTGCCGCTGCATCACCAGATGCTTCAGCCATATTGGCTAGTCTTGTATTTTTGACATAAGTTAAAATATCAGAATACTCTTCAAGAGCTAGTTCTTTCTTTCTTTCGGTTGGAATAAATCTATCCCCAGTTATTGCCTCCTGAAGATTTGCCCCGGCGGAAGCTGCTAGTCCAGTCACTGCACCCAAGCCAGACATAACCAACTTACCTGGCTGAGTCCTGCCAGCAAAAAGGCCTGCAGCAGCCAAGCTTGCAGAAGCAGCTATTGGATTGCGGTCTGCTGCTTTATTTATCATTGGCTCCACAAAGCTTTCAAAAGGCCTTTGCCATTCTGGGAAAGTTGCGCCATAAACATTGTTTCTTTCCCAATCCTCAACCGCAGTTTGTTTATTAATAAACTTTCTATTTATAAAAGTATCTCTATGCGCAATATATTCTGCTGCACGAGATATATTATGAATTAAAGGATTTGTTCCAGCCTCTGCTGCTGTTTTACCAACATGACTATATTCGGAGAAGTTTTCTTTTTGCTGTATAGAGGCTACTCTATTTCTAATGTTATCTGCCTCTAATTTTTCCGAAGGGTCGTTAAGATAACTATCTATTTTTTTATCTAAATATCTATATTGTTTAGAGTAGGGCGCAACATCTCCTAAGATCTTAAATTGATCTAATAAACCATATCTTCCAGTTTCATCAGAACGAAGTTGATTTAGCCTTTCGTATGCCACTCCTGGCAAACGCAATTCTCCTTCTTGGACTTTAGTGAACGGATCTCCTCTAGTAAAGTCTAAGTAATATTCTGGGCCTGGTAAAAATGGATACTGTTGTCCCATTGTATTTTGTATAGGATTAAGATAATCAACTCCAGTTCTTTCTTTTGGTATAAATCTTCTAGTTATTTCAGAAAATTCTATTGAACCAAAGTTCCTTCCACCCAACATCGGAACGTCACCAAGTCCTCCAAGGTTATAGTCCCAAAACTGTCTACTCATTCCGTAAGCTTTAGATGCAGACTGAAGAACTGCCCTTTGGGGCTCAAAGTCACCCTGACCATAACCAAAGGATTCCCTAAATGCTGCGCCAGCAAAACCATATATACCCAAGGCTTCCTGTGTTCTATAGCCAAATTCTTGTATCTGAACCTGTGGATTACCAACAGAAATTGGCGATCCTGCACCAACTATTCTTGGTGGCATCATACCAGGAGTTTTCGGCGGACCATATGCCATTTGGGCATACTGACTATTTATCTGCCCTATGTTTTGCATCGTTGAATATTTAGCTGTATTCAAAGCTCCAGCTCTACCCGCTAGCTCGGCGTTTGATGATGCCTGCATGCCCGGACCAGGTCCGCCAGAAGACATACCCATAGACATAATTGGTCCTGCTCCCTGCATAGCGCCGCCAATTGACGCTTGACCAAACTGTTGCTGCGGAGCCTGCCCAGGGAGCATGGGCATTGAGATTTGTCGCAAATAAGCGCTAGCATCATATGCGCCAGATTGTCCTGCCGGAGCATAATTTGATAATGCTTGAGAAACCTCTTGCTCATGCATTTTTATTTGTGGCTTTAGTACTCTTCCAACAGTAGCATTTAAGGCGGGAGTCAGCGGACCAAATGGACCAGAAAAATATTCTCCAGTAATAGGATACGGTCTATCTTCATAGTGTTTTCTTTCGAAACGATAAGGATCTAAAGGACGCAATGGTGATATATCAGTATAGAATAAAGCTCTTTCAATAGGCGAACCATAGGTGTCAGATGTAAACATGGCGCCAGTTTCAATCTTGCGATAAATACTGGGCCTATAATACATTATCTTTCCGCCCATAAAGGGTGTATTGCCCAAGGGCCAAAAACGACCCTGTCTTATGGGAACCTCTCCTTCAAAAAGCTGCTCTCTCTTTTCTTCGTAGCTCATACCGCCGGGCATAGCTCCAGCTCCTAGGGCGTGAATTTCTCCAACAGCTTTTGCGGCAGCTCCGACAAAAAATGGAGAATAAACTCTTTCTCCTCTTGCATCTTTTTCGTTGACCATCCCGCCAATTGTTCTGTCAGCAGTCATAAAGGCCATGCCACCAGCATAAAGTGGCAAAACCCTCTTGCCTACCATGCCCCTAGCAAACAAGTCTAATGGCGAACCATACTGATTAACGTCTAGCTGTAAGCCTACTGTTCCAAAGTATTTGTTTAATCTTTCAACACCATGAGAAACTGCGGCTGATAAATTTGAATAACTCTCTGGACTACTGTACGTATTAATACCAGCAACGCTCTTGAGGGCGCCTATTGGATTTCTAGAAAATACGCTACCAAAAGTAGGAACTAGTAAAACGTCAGCACCGGGGCCAGTTGCGGAACCAAGTGGGTCTGTTGCTAGATGAGATATTTTGAAAGAAGCTGTACTTAATGATGGATATAATAATTTTTTAAATAAACCAAGTCTTCCTATTTCCCCAACTCGTTCAATGGAACCACTAATAAATGGTTGCGCCAATTCTGGAGCAGACTCTAAAGATTCAATAACGTTTGCTAACGCTCTTCTTTGAACTTCAATCTCTTTTAAGAAAGATCTATTTGCTCTTACCGAGTTAAGGTTAGTTAGTGCACCAAAGGCCGCAGCTTGTGCTTCAGCTAGTTCACCAGCTGGTATTTCTTTTGCCATGCTTGTCAGTGCTTGGTTTATTTTAATAAAATTTTGACCAAATGTTTGTCTAGTGCTATTTGAAACTAATTCATTTCTTTGAATTAGAAACTTAAACATTTCATTTGTTAATTCATCTTCTCTTGAAATAATTGTTGGACTAACAGAACGAATTTGAGAACCAGACAACAGATCTGCTTCCTCTAATACTTTATTGATCCTGGATCCGCTTTGATATAGCGCAACAGGATCGATGCCCTGTCTTCTAAGAATATTTGCATCTCTGTCTACGCCTCTAAGCAGGACGTTAGCAAAATCTATTTTTTCCTGAACATTTTGAAGATCGGTAATTTTTTGTCCATGATAAGTAGCTAATGCTGGGTCAGCTTCTTCAATTCGCTTCATTGCACGACGAGAAAAGCCAGCTGCACGAGTTCTTCTTCTGAATCCTTCAAAAGCTTCTAATAAGGCTTTTTCTGAAACCATTTCTTCGCCAGAGGCAACATCGATTACATTAATTTTTTCTACAGTTCCATCAGCGCTTTTTACTATATTTCTTTTTGCTGTACCAGCTTTGGTAGGGATTTCCTTGCCAGTCATCACTTGTGCAAGGAATCTTGGATTTTCTGGATCAATATTTCTTCTAGAGAATCTAGACAAGAAGCCAAATACAGAGTTTGGCTGATCATAGTTAATATCAAAAAATTCTCTAAACCTAAATTCTCTTTCTGGCGTCATTCCAAATCTTGATAGGCCAGAAAAGAATCTGCTTCTAAATGTACCTTCTTGATAACTTAAAGAGTTTAATGACTCAGCATCTCTTTCCGCTGCAGCGTTTCTTGCTGCCCTCGTTAACAATTGCGAGCTATTCTTAGCTAAAGGTCTAAATGTACCATCTAAAGTCCTAGAAGTATATTGCTGGGCCATGACATTATAATTAAATGCCATAACATTACCTTTTGTTCTTCCTCCGCTGTAGAACAAATAGAAATCAGCCGACTTATCAGCGCCCTGTAAAAATGGCTGAGAAACTCTACCTTGAATAAACTGGAACGGAGCCCTTCCGGACATTTCATTAAAAGATTGCTTAGCCGCCAAATCTGCCGGATTAAATCCAAGAACTGGTATTCTTAAATCGTTAGCTAAAAAGTTTCCAACATTTCTTGCAGACTGTCTTATTCCAGAAACATCTAAAATACTACCAGTCTTAGTTATAAATACATCTGGAAGAACAGAAACGCTAGCAGCGGTTGTCGTTGGATCAGCCCTTACCATGCTGGAAGACATTTGATTTATAACGCGCTTGGTCTCATCGTCTACATTTGCAAAAACTCCGCGTTGATTTGCTTCATCAACAGTGATTCTTCTTAATCCAAGAAGGTTAAAACCACTAGCAAAAACTCCCGAACTTATTTGTTTTTCTCTAACAAGAAAACTTCTTAATTGACCGGCATCTTTTATGTTAAGGCCGACCTTACCTAAAGACTCCCCTAATTCTCCTCTTGTTAAATCTCTGCCATCAGCTGTCTTTAGCCTCATGCCTAATCTTTGAGCTGATCTTTTAACTAAGAAATCTTTTTGTGCGTAAGAAAGATTATCTAAATCTAGGAAATCTTCAAAATCTGCTTTTTTAGTTTTTAAGACTTTTCCAGCTACCTTAACCATTCCTTGTTCCTGGAATGCCTTATAAGCTTTGTTTGCCTTTCCTTTTAATGCTGCCTGGAATTGTGCGCCAGTGAAAAGTCTGTTAGCGTCGATAATAGAATCTTTTAGTACATCAGAATTTCCGACTTTTTGTACGAACTCATCGGCCCTAGTTTTTGCAAGAGTGCCCTTGAATCTATTTATGATTTCATCAAATGGCTCATCTCCATCGAGTAGTATTTTGGTTTCGCCTATAGTTACTCTTCTAGAGGGCTCCATTGCAGTTTTGCTAACGTCAATGTCGTCAACAAATTTTGCTATTGTTCTTGCAAACTCATCTCTATCTGAAGTTGCAGTTCTTTCCATTAAGGATTTATATAAAACTTTTTTATACTCAGTTTGTTCTATTCCCTTATAAAACTCTGATGCATAGAAGTTATCTGATCCAGCCGGACCACCAAATGTTCTAGCAATCTTGCTAGCCATAGTCGTCATTCTATTAGAGGAGTTCGCCTGAAGGTTGCCGACTATTCCCTTTAGTTCTGTTCTAAAAGCATTTGGATTAGCTGCGCCATATCTCTGCACAGCTGCATCAAAATCAATAGCTCTCGTTATTACATCGTAGCCGTAGCCAACTTTACGGAATTGATTTATACCCTGCCTTACGGCACTTCCAACACCTCTTAGTCCCGGAAATAAATCTAAATACCCAGAATTGCCACTGGCGTCATTGCCAAACGCATACTGCGTTGCTACGTTTCTAGCTCTTTTTAATTTTGAGCCCTTAGAATCCTCATAGATCTGTTTTGCTCTTAAGTTTCTTGTTCGCGAAAGAATTGCATTAATGTCAACTCTTTGCTGACTATACTCTGTGGTTGCAGCTTTAATTGCTCCACTAGTTTGAGCAGAAACCTTTAAACCCTTTTGAGTTATGTCTGCCAGGTCATGACCAACCTCTGACAACATGTCGGCTAGATTGACAAATGCCCTTGAAGATCTTGTTTTTAAATCAGTTGTACCGGTAGACCTAGCTAGGTCTGACATAGAATATCTAAAATTAGATAAGGATGACCTTGCGTTGCCAATGGCAGCGCCACCAACCTCCATTGGAATCATCATGGTAACTAGGTTAATGGTAGAGTCCTTAACGAAGTCCGTAACTACGTCTACAGGATTGTACCATTTGACCTTAGAATCGTCTCTACCGCCAAAAATTGGATCAACTATAGCTTTCTGGCCAACATACATTGCTGGCAGCTCATAGGGCATTCTACGGGCCATAGAGACCAAACGGGACTGAGCTTCTTCTCGGAAGCCCCATATTCCCGCAGTCTCGTATTCTATACCCTTACCACTTTTGCTGATTTCTCCAGCAGTCCAGTGATAGCCTCTATCTGTATGCTTAATGACGCCGGTAGTTAATTTACCTTCTGCGGTTTCAAAAACAAGTCTTGAATAAGGATCTATTTGATCAGGAGTATTCCCATCTATCATTCGGCTAACGCCAGAAAGTTCGTCGAATTCTCTTCTGATTTTAGGAAATACATTAACAATATTTGAAGCAAATCTGCTTGCTCCACTATCCGCTCTGTCTTGAACTGTTTTGGCTAGCTTTAGACCACCTTGTTTTGTTATCTTAGACAAAACAAAAGCTGAAGCCATGGTAGTGGCTGCCGTAGATACAAATCTTAAAACAGGGTGATTATTTAAGGCCTTTGAGATAAAAGACGAATTAGGGGCATCGCCCCTTTCTTCGTCTATCATTGTAGGAACATCTCTGGATGTTACGCTATAACCTAAGTTATGAATAGGCCCTGGATCTCTAATCAACTTTGTTTCCTACCTATTTCATACCCCACAGCTTTTGAGCGATAGGATCTTCATATTGAGCCTCTCCATCTTTCTTAGAAAGATTATGCCTAGCTGCAGAAATTTTTCTCTTTTGCTCTTCCTCTTCAGGATCAATTAACTGAATCTTTAGATCAGTAGATTCCATGCCATTGGCATTCTGTTTTATCTCAATAATCTTTTCAGATAAAGCTACTTTTTCTGCTAATTCAGAAAATGTCATATCCTCCAAGTCTTCTGGAGCATATGATGTTATAGTAGCCAAAACAAAGGCTTTCATTAAATTCTTAACATCATTTGCTTCAACTCTTTTTTCTTCAAGAATTCTTTTAGCAATCGATGCGCTAAAGAAACCGGAAATATCAAGTATTTCCGAAGAGAGATTAGCAACTATACCGGGAGGTATTGTCATAGTGTCAAAACCCTCTGGGTATATGACAGCATATTCGAGTATGATGTCTTCTATATCAGAGGAGTCAATATCTTCTAACGTTTTTAGATAAAGAATTTTATCATATTCTTTAAAAGTTAATTCTCTAAAAACAACAGTTTGATTTTTTATATCAACACTATAAATGTTGCCGTATTTATTTTTTAAAGAAAAAATAATATCAGCTGTTAACATTTTATAACTGTCTTACCTCTAGGGCTACGAAACCGGAAGCTTCTAGTACTTCTTGGGATATTAATGATGGCAGTCCGGCCATAAAGCCAACGGAGTTATTTTTATCAAATCTAGGATAAAGCATGCATAATTCTGCTATAGTTTCTTCGTTCCATAGATTTGCCTCTGCAGTAGAGAGCTGCCCGGATTGTACTAGCTGCTCCATTTTTTTGACGATCTGCTTATATTCTGCTCTATTTAATACTCTCCAGACGACATGCTTATCGTATGTAATTGAAGTTACATAAATGTCGCCATATTGCTTTTTCCACTCTTTAACAAGACCGGCCTTGGGACCATTTTTCCAAATTTCTTCTTCATCCGGCACTTCTTCTATGTCAGTATACTGCTTGTCTTCGTTGTCGTCGGCAATGTCGTCTAGGAATTGCTGATCATCCTCAAGCTCAACATCAATAGCATTAGGATCATCTGATCCAGTCAATGTGAAGTTAATTTCTTGAGCGCTTGTAGTGTCTTCAATCTCTAGATTTTGCAAAACAACTTTTCTTTTACTATCCATGATATCTCCTTAAACTAATCATTGTACATTATATCATAATCATATTATAGGGGCTAAACCACCTAACGTTTGACCCCAATTTGTTACATAATTTAAATTCTCCGCAATTGCCAAAGGAGCCAATGGACCAGAAGACACATTTGCAGCAGATGCTCTCTTTATGAAGGTCGTATCTACTTCTGTAAAATAATGGTCTCTTGCCATAAATTGATATGTCTCCACAACTGGCTGCCCACCGGGCGCATAGACTGTCGACATGTTAATTAAATTGACTTCTTGAACAACAATTTTCATTGGAGAACTTAAAGAAGTAGACTTTACAACTCTTTGATTAACATCTGACAACATTGTCCTAGACAAATTATCTAGGGAGCCATTAAATTCTACATCATTTGTATCTGTTTGAAACAGATTTTTTGGCGACAAAGCCACCTCTTCCATACCGTAAACTATAACAAAGTTAAATGGCGGATGAGCACTAAAAATATTCTTATCGGAATCTAAAACGTTTTTAGCAAAAGGGTCCTCTGTGATTCTATCTAATTGGCCCATTTCCCAATATTTATTCATTAAAGCTTCGTCTTCTTCTGTTTCTAACTGACTTCTTAAATTAGACAATATTCTTCCAGGAGCTCTTTTGTCTGTTGCCAATTCAGATCTCGTTATTGCAGCTTTCTCTAAAAGATCTGTCATTCTTCTGGGATATCTTGTATATAGGGCAATTTCTCCAGTTATAATTCTGGTGCCATACATTATTGCATCGTAATTGTATGACCAGAAACCATACAGTGGTTGCTTTTCCTGGCGCACATTAAAAGCAAAAGTTGCTATATCTAATTCATCATCAGGATGGAACAAGCCATCAATAAAGATTCTAATATCTTCTCCGCTGAAATAATAATCATAATAATTACTAAATCTTTTATCGGTATTAGTTCCGCCACTCCAAGTTAAATCAAGCTTTTCGTTTACGGGATTAAATTCTTTTCTAGCGTTATTTGAAAATACCCCAGGAAAAACCTGAGCTATTGGTGCAGGCATAGCGTTACCTTTCTATAGGTGCAATCTTCCAGGCTGAATAACCTGGGCTGGAACTGTGGGTTTATTATATTTTGTATTATAATAAGCTGTTTCTTCAGCTTGACTTTGTAGCTGAGCAAGATCCGTTATAATCAAATCGCCAAAAACATTTGTACTAATTTGATCCCTAGCCTTCATTTCATCTGTATAAGAAGTATCTCTTGATACAGTGCTGTCATTTGGCATTCTTACTAGTGGTTGTATTCCTCTAGCCATGTAAGTGTAGGTCTGCTCTGTAATTAAGTCGTCTACAGACAGGGTTTGGCCTTCGTCAACTATTGTTACTCCAAATATTTTCATTTTTGAACCGAGACCGTATTCATTGAAAAATGTAATAACAATATCAAATGGCGGCAACATGTCCGCTAGAGGGGCAAAGTATCCAGTTTTTCTTGCCAGATATTGCTTAAACTCTTTTATTCTATAAAAAGCGTATTCGTTAAATACTGTAAAGATGAGGCTGCCAGCTATAGTTCTTCCACCCTTAATAAAGCCCCGAACATTAACGTGACCAAGAGTTCTTACTGGAGAATTTTCTCTGTGGACAGAATATGATATAGTCTGTAACTCTCCTAGATTTATAGAATCGCCTTGAGACTCAACATTTCCATCTGGACCGATAATCGGCAAAACGATTGTCGCAACAGCGTCTGCCCCAGAGTATGACATTGTTGATAGATATTTTTCCCAGTCATAAAGGTCATTACCACTTTGCTGAACTGCTTCTTCTTGTTTACTTTTTCTAAAAGTAAATGTCTTAATTTCTGCCATTAAAATCTCCAAAAAATAAATAAGTGCATGGAAGATAACTCCCATGCACCTATTCTTACGACACTAAAGACTATCAGGGTCTGATAATTGTTGTGTTCAATCCCTCGGGTGTTATTCCTACCAAATTGGTTGGATCAACAAGAGTGTCATTTCTGATTGTGTACATAGGACCAAGTTCACGAGCAACATAAGTCATGGTTTCTTCGATGACAATGTCGTCCATGGAAGCGCCAGAACCTTCGTTAAGAAGTTCTACGCCGAATATTGATCTAACAGCTGCCTGACCATACTCGTTGGCAAATGTTACGGTAATGTCAAAAGGTGGAATCTGGTCAGCGTAGAAAGGAACCTTTTTTACAACGCCAGTCTTCTGTTCGTTGACATCAGCAATACCTCTTCTGTGACCATTGTCGCCAGGAAGTGTATTGTGGCTTCTGGTGTAGAAGTCCATTGGTCTATTTTGCGAATAGTTCTGATCTAACATCTTATATAGAGCTGGGCGATCAAATACTGTGAAGATCAATGAACCAGCTATACCTCTTTTGCCTCTTGAGAAAGAGCGAGGATTGGGTGATCCCATGGTGTAGATTGGAGCCTTTTCTCTAGTGACGGAGAAGGTGATACCCGAAAGCGCACCTATTTCCACTCCACCAAATGTAGCTACAATGTCTGCACCTGAGAATGTGGTATAAGTATTGAGATACTTATTTACTGATGTATATTCCTCTGCGGCCATTTTGTTTTACCCTCCTAATCGGTAATTATTATAGATTAATGGCTACTCTGACTTCGATCTCTTTGAGTTCGAAGGCAGGTGTTAAAATGAGGTCTACAATCGCCTTGTTTTCATTTGGTATGTACGAGACTGTAAAGTCACTACCAAGCAAGGCTCCTACAATTTGCATTCCTCTCAAGCCAGAAGTGATTGCTGTCTCCATCGCATTTCTTGTTTGAATGTTTGATGGTTCGCCAACAAATCTCTGGCAGGCTTGTCTTACAACTGATGTGGCGTCGTCTACAATTCTCTTTGTTGAGAGACGGGTGTAGTCTGATGTTGCCCAACCAAATGTTAAACCTTCTCCGAATACTGGAATCTTATTAAAGTTAATGACAACAGTATTAACACCCTTAGTAGCGAGAGCAGTCTGCTGAGTTCTAGAAGGAGCATAACGAACAGCCTCTACATTGTAGAGAGCCTTATTTACTAGTGAACTATATGAAGGAAGCAAGCTTAAAGCGCCAGCAACATGAGCGGCTCCGTTAGCGTAACCAAACTCTGTTGTTCCAGACTGATAGTTTACGGGCTTGATTTCCGCAGCGACTACAACCACATATGGGCCAACTTCCTTGAAGGAAGCGCTAGCATTTCTGTCGGGAAGATTTGTCAGTGCCAAATGTGTAGAAACTTGACCAGGAGTCATAGTTTCTGTTGTTGAAACGTATGGCTTGACTCCCATGATTGCGATGCAAGGGTTGATGTTTTCAGAAATATCCTTCACCTTTGCAGCTACCTGATAGGCCCAGTTGCTTGATACGGTTGACGTATTATCTGCAACGAAGCCAATTTTTGCGTCATCGCTAGGCGTAGCTGGGCTCTGCCAATCGTCTGGGTGAGCGCCTCTTCCCCAAGGAATAATAATGTCGGGAATAGCAGCTTCTGCTGCAATAAAGGCAGCGTCGAAAACCGAGCCACCATAACTTACGCTAGTTACAGTTCCAGTAGATACAGGGCTATCCGGATCAGTGTCCCACTTTGTATCAGAAGGAAGTGGTACAATATAAATTCTTCCAGCTCCAGCCAAAACTAGCTCTAGATATGCACGGTGAGCGTCTGATCCATCTCCAAAAGCGGTGATTACATCAGCCTCGTTAGTTACTCTTACAACGTCAAGATCTGCTACTGAACCAGTATTGTTAGCCGTGCTACGACGTGCTATCGCTACTATTCTAGGACCAACAGGTGTATCCTGACGCGACACACTGTAGAAGCGATCTCTAATTAATGTTTTTACTCCAGGTATAGCCATATTGGTTTCAATCCTCCAAATAATAAACTTTTTTGAATCTTCAGTTATAGTAACACATAACTTATAAAAACAACTACAAAGTTAAACTGGCAGGATTTTTCTATACACCATTTCAGACGTTAGGAGTTGCAGTCTGGAATAGATCGATAATATTCCCAGTTGTACCCTCGTAATTAGGGGTAGCCAACTGATCTCTAAGTAACTGCTTCTCATATGCCATCCAGGTTCTAGCGTCAACTACAATCTGCTCAATTCTTCTATTAGACATTGCAAAAGTCTTTTCCGTAGTTAACATATATGTAACAGTTCTCTTATGAACGTCTTTTCCTTCACGATTAATCTCGGAATCAGACAAACGCCTAGAATAGACCAATTCAGATGCTCCGGCGGATTTGAAAATTGATGTATATTCCAACATGAAATCTTCAAATGCCTCAATTACCTGATCACATAGAACTGCTGCATCTAGGTCATCTCTAGTTGTTGCTCCATTGGAACCCTGAAAGGTGCCAACTTTAGACATTACAGTAAAGCCAACAATATTCTGAAAACGTTGGCCATAAATAGTCACTGTGTTAGATAGCACATTTTGTCTCATTCTTGGCTTTGGCTCTGTTGTATGAGCCTTTCTTAACTCTAAGTGATATCCTATAATTGCAGGAAACTCATCTAGGCCAACATAGGTTGAAGACGGGGCAGAAGAGAGATCTCCAGAAGTAACGTCGGTTCCACCATTATCTTTATAAGTTACAGAAGTTTCTCTATTTACACTTAGTGGCAATATTGGTATTGCTGGATAGCTTTCTTCCCAAAGTTTTTTAACTAAACCAATGAAATCTAGATAGCTTAGATTGCCAGAATATACTTCCTCTACACCATCTTGATCTAATCTTCTATATCCAGGGGCTTGAAGCTGAGGATAACCGTATCTAAGGTTTTCTGAAAAACTAGGAAAATCTCTATTAATGTATGCCATATCAAGCTCCTGGACCAGCTGCTAAAGAAAAGTTAATCTTTTTAATAGCAAAATATGATATTAATTCAATATCAAAAATTAATTTTTCCTTTGTTGTATCAGAAAATCTTGCATTAAAAGAATAATCTAGTATAGCTTTATTAGTTTTTAAATATTGTAAATATTTTTTAGTATCATCTATAATACTGTCAAATGCTAGCAAATCATGACCAGAAGCTGCTATTCCCTTAATTTCGCTAACAACTGCAGCAACTAGTCTCATTTGAAAGAGCTTGCTAAACACAGATTCCTCATGGGCCATAGTGTACTCATTGGTAACATATATCTCAAAAGGAACAGCTCTTCTGGTTTTTCTTCCCCTATAGACAGTGTTCACTCCTATAGCTTCTAATCTCTCATAATCTGAATATGTTAAATCTGTCCCAAATAAAGATAGCGCTCCTGGCACTCTAGTACGAATAATTGCCTTAGCTTGCTGATTCGCTGCGATCATGCCAGCGTATGCTGCTGCGGCACTGGAGGTATAGCTAATTTTAATTTGTGGATGCTGGAAAACTAATTCGCCATAAATCGGAACCACGTATCTACCTTTATCAGACGCTATTTGGCCATCTAGATAAGTAGTGAATTTATTAGTAAATAATGGATTAGCTTCCAAAATAGATATGTCCGAAGACTTTACTCCATCAGATCTTGAACCAATAACTCCCATCTGAATAAAGCCAGTAGAATTATGAAAAGAAGAACAGTAATTAGCCAATTGAGTAACAAAATCTACTCCACCAGTATTCATAATACTAGCTTCTAATGGAACTACAATATCAACAAAATCTAAATCAATTATATCTGCGTATGCTTGCTCTAGGCGGTCATAGTATCTTTCGTAGAAAGTGCTTTGAGTACCTGGCGTAGCGTCGTTAATAGAGAATACTGTTGTGGATAAGTTTCTTTGAGCGTAGCTATCCACATATTCCGACATTGGAGCGACAGCGCAAATCATAATATCTCTAGCCCCACATGAATAGGCGTCTAAGACTCCTCTCAAAAGAGGGCTATTTGTATTGGCGCCCATCAAATCAACTGCATGTTGAATCGAATTAATTCTAATAGGATAGTTTAATCTCATGCCGTCAGCGTGACCAAGCAATAATATTGTGCTTGTGTTTCTTCTATCTAACTGCTGATAGGTTGGCTTATAGTTGACGACAGATGATTTTGGTGAAGTTATTGTTACCGAAGAAACAGATGTTACAGAATTTTTTACCTGAAAAGTCGCTGTAGCGTTTATGTTTTGCGCAGTACTGCTTGTTCTGGCTATTATTGTATAAACATATTCATATAAATTTTCTGGAACTTTATATGTAAAGGTATACTCGCCAACTGCTGATCTGACTATTGAATTATCATTTTCATTTCCATTATCTAGAAGAAGGGAGAATGGACCATCAATTACGGGGCCAGAACCAGTGTCGCCTCTTAATACATAAACTACAACATCTACTGGAGTAGAAAGATTTGCTGGATCATAGATAGATCCATCATAGTCTGTAAAAATAAATTTAAATTGTGCCGTCTGACCTTTTGATAAAACTATCATTTTACTTCTCTCTTGTAGCGCCCACGACCCAATAGTCTATCTTACCCATGCGTCCCCTCATTGCAGTAACAGCGTCTACTGTAAACATGGTGTAATTTTTATTTACTTTTAAAGAAAAATTTTCGTATATTCTGTCGCCCTCTTTTGGGTTAATGTGGTCTTCAAAATAATAGACTGCATCGTATTTTGTAAACAAACCATCTTGGGCCTCTGTAGTGGATAGCGAATTGCTTACTCCAGATTGACCAACTTGTCGAGTTGTAACTCTTTCGAATTTGCTTGAATGATTACCATTTGATAATATTCTTTGTATATAAACATCATGGCCCCATTCTCGAAGAACTTTTTTAAAACTTCTTTTTATATCAATCATACTTCTTGAAACCTCTTCTTGGCATGGGGTCATCTTGAGGTGGGACGCTTCTTCCTGGGCCGTACAATTCTCTATCCGACAAGTAAACTATTTTGCCAGTTTCCACTTCTGGAATCTTGCCCGAAGTCACTGGGAGCCCTCCGCTGGGCAGATTCTTCATTTGGAATCCCTTTGGGCCCACTTTTCCAGCTAATATTTCCTTTCTTAAAGAAGCAGCTATTTGACACCATGTCGTTGCGTTATCTCTGGTTACCTTGGCTCTTGGCACTGATCTATTAGTTAGCGAAAAATCACCCAAACGAACAGAAACCTCATCATCTCCACCAAATCCATAAGTCCTACTAAGCTCACATGCTGCTGATGCCTTAATGTATTCCAATACAGTAAAAGATAAACCAGAGCCATCCTCTTCGTCCAGGAGATTATATAAAGCCTTAACTTCATTAGAGTAATTATGCACTATTTCGCCTATCTCCAATAACGAAGCGTCTGGGAAATACGGAATTAACTCTTCCGGATCTAAGTATAGCGGAGTAACATCTGGTGCAAAAATAATTGTTTCATCAGATTTGAGGGTTATTGTTGGCTGATATTCTGTGACTGTTGAGCTAACATACAATTTTTGCTCAACAACAACCGAGTTGCCACTACTTAAAGTTCCGGTAAATTTAACAGAATACGTATCTGCAGAAGATGCCGTAAAATCATATATATAAACAGAAGAAGAACTAGCAGTAGCATTACCAGATTCAACTATGCTGCCTGCTGAATTTTTTATAACAACAGTTACAGGTGGAACTGGAGATAGGTCAACTTCATTACCTGAAGTGTCTATATCTTTAAACTTAACCGTTATTCTGACTGTATCATTTATTACAATTCTGTCTGTAGACATAAAACCCCTTATTTATTTATACGTTAGATATAATAGTAACGTCTATTGTTCCAGCAGAATTTTTATCAAAAACTATAGTATCTGCAGTTGCAAATGCATAGGATTCATTTTTATCTACGGATATAGCTACATAACCAGAACTATCTGGATTAATTCCTTGCGAACCAGATATTGCATATGCGTCTGCGTTAATTTTATCAAATTCTATTGATCCGTATCCATTAAATGCAGAAAAATCTATTGATGAAGAAGTTTCTGAATTTTCTATAACACCCGTTGGTATTATTACCGAAGGAGAAGGAACAAAAACTAATGTACTTGTTATAGAAGGTGGCTTTAATACAATTACTTTTAATAAATTTAAATTACCAAATGTAGGAGTTAGACCAAAGGCCTGCGGAGATACTACATATAATCCATTATACTGATAATGTTCTTGATTATATGTTATATCACCATCATATTTCATTCATATTCCTTTAACGTCAGAATGTCCCACCATCTATTGTGATTCCATCAATTGATCCACCTGTAATTGAAACGTTGTTTGAGTTTTGTGTAGCAATTGTCCCTAATCCTAGAGTTGTTCTTGCAGCAGATGCGTCTGCATCATCGACTAGTGATCTACCAAATGAAGTAAATGTAGCAAGTGCGGCTGTACCAGAACCAGTAAAGTATGGAAGTCTATCTGCTGCTGATGTTAGTCCAGCTATGGCAGCCAGTTCGGCGTCATATGCCTGAACGTTTGTTCCAATAGCAAGACCTAATGCAGTTCTTGCATCTGATGCATTAGTTGAGCCAGTTCCACCATTGGCTATCGCTATAGTTGTACCATTCCATGTGCCTGTCGTAATTGTCCCTAAGGTAGTAATACTCGACTGTCCGGCATAAGTTGAAGCAATATCTATTGCGTCTGAAGTTACAGATATTCTGTCAGAAGTTCCACCAACAGCAATGACGCCATTGCTAAAAGTTAAACCATTTCCAGCTATTGTGCTATTTACCTGTAATTCATCTGACGTAATTAATAAGCCACTGTTTGTAGCTAAATTGATATTAAAAGTAGAACCATCTAATACTAATCCGGTTCCAGCAAGATATGTTCCTGCACCAGAGAATTGAATCCAGTTAACTGCGTCTGTTCCAACTGTATTAACTTCGTCTGCAGTTACCCAGCCAGTATTGGCATAATTGTCTCCACTATCAACGAATACGAAGTCGCCACCAGCAATTTCTGCTGCTGTATCAAAGTCAGTAGCTCTTGTTAGTACTGTGCCACCAGTAGCCCATCTATAAATACCGTTGTGTGCTGCGGTTGCCTGATTCTTAACTAGAATTCTGTCACCATTTTGGAGATTGTAATTATCTAATGCTGTTAAAGCAGTTCCTAAAGTAAGGGTAGCTCCAACGCCATCTGTTCCATTATCATATGTAACAGTTCCGCCAGTTATGCTGGCCAAAGTAGCTCCAGTAGCAGCCTTAACAGTAGCGTGAATATGTAAACCTTGGGTTGCAGAATCAACATAAGCTTTAGTGGCGGCATCTTGGGGATTTTCTGGATTTGCAAGATTTTCTATTCTTGCACTATTAACAGAAACGTGACCTGTTCCATTTGGGTCCAATGAAATTCCACCATTAGTATCAGTTGCGGAAATTGTATTCCCATCAATGCGAATATTGTCAATATCTACCTGCTGCAGGCCAGCAAGCGTATTGCTGGTTGAACCTAAGGATACGGATGTTGATCCAATTGTTATAGATGAATTAACTAACTGAGAATTACTTACTCCGCTAGGCTTAATACTTACGGCGCCAGAACTAACAGAAAAGCTATCGGAACTAAAAGATGCGATTCCCTTATTTGATGTCGTTGCATCTTCTCCAGATATTGTAATAGTGTTATTTGTTACAGCTGTATCAATTCCTTCTCCGCCACTAAAAGTCAATGTATCAGTTGCTAAAGCTACTGAATCTGCTGTTCCAGAATCTGCGCCGACAGTTAATGATGTAGAGATTGACTCATAGCTAGCTGCTGTTAATCTACCCTGTGCGTCGACTGTGAATGTTGGAATTTGAGTTGCAGAACCATATGCTCCTGCTGTTACAGTCGTATTATCTAGATTTATGGTTACAGTGTTTGTTGATGAAGCGACCGAAGAAAGGCCTGTTCCACCTGCAATTGTTACAGTTTCATTATCATCAATTGTTTGGCTAGTTCCAGAATCTCCAGCCAGAGTAAAAGTATATGATGCAGCTGTTATTGCCGAATCTACATAAGCTGTTGTAGCAACTGCCGTGCTATTGTCTCCTGCTGATTTAGTTGTAGCGCTTGCAGATGAACCAAGTGCAACTGTGCCAGAAAATGTTTTATTTCCAGTAATAGTTTGAGTTCCGGCAAGTCCGACAAATGCGCCTTTGCCACCGATTGCTTCAACTGTAGTGGCGCTTCCGCCTGCGCCCCCAACGCCTTTACCGTAATAAAGAACATCATCAACTTCATTAAAAGCTAGTTCTGCGTTCTCCAAACTACTCGGTGCACCAGATGCTCCGGAAGCCCTTCTTTTGATTCTAATTGTATTAGCCATTGTTAAAAGTTTCCTCCATCAACAAGATTTTCTTCATCATAATTTACCCAAGCTGAGCCGTTATAACGCAGAACATCACCTGGATTTGCTGATGTTATAGTAACATCAGTTAAACCATTTAAAACCGATTGGGCAGCTATAGCTGATTCTGCTGAAATTATTCTATCTTTAACCGTTAAATGCACTCCTGCCGGACTTAAGCCTAGGACAGTTTCTATTGCTTCGACCGCATCATTTAAATCCGTATGCTGCTGGTGGTGTGGTACTGTAACAGAATTTAACTTATCTGTAGCAGTGGGATTTACAAAGTTATCTAATGTTCCGGGATATGAAGTAGCCATAAATATCCTTTATAGTCCAAATATTTTATAAATATCATTACTCCAATTTATTGTAATTGAAATAATATCTGTAGTAGCGGTTACTGGTAAGCCAGTTGCCGTATCGATGTATGCAATTAGTCTAGAAGTAGAAGCGGTACCAGTATCTCTATATATAACCAAATAAGAAAAACCAGAATTGCCGTAATCTTCTATTGTTATGTTTTCTGCATCGAATATACCAAGGGAGGTAGATTTGCCAGTCAAAACATTTGAATACGCTGCAATGGCAGCACCTGATATGTCTGATAAAAATTCATGGGTGTTTAAGTTTACAGAATAAGTGCTCTTAACTAAAGCTACCTTAATATTATTATCAGTTAGATCTAAAAGACCTTCTAATAACGCCTCTTTAGCTTTAGCGTAAAGTGCGTTAGCCATCACGGACCAACTTCTGAAGAAACAATTACCCTATATTTATATCCAGACTCAAAATATGTTTTACCATCTGTAGCATAAACTGGCGTTGCGTCATCAGATGGAAAATCTACATAGACATCTGCTCTCCATGAGTGCATTGATACCTGTGCGTCAACGGATTCCCATCTAGAAGGTGTTTTTTGTATCTTCTTTCTTTGAGCCTTAAAATACTTTGAAGTTAAAAAGTTTGATGCGGGACGGGAACTAAAGTTTATGGTAACTCTTCCATTGTTTTCGTCATTATTTAAATAGAAACTGCCGGTTGAAGGATCTGTTGAAATAATATAAAAGTCTGGATTTTTTGCTAATATTTGATAACCAGTTTCTATATCAACTCGAACTGACTTGTCTTCAATGAGAACTTCATTAAGAACAGTTCCCTGAGTTTCCTGCAGAACTGATGGAGTAGCTGAATTTGTTTGGCTAGTAAAACTGATTTGCTCTTGCGGTACAGTGAGACCAGAGGAATCAACTAAATTAGAAACTTTTACAATATAATCTGAATTAGAAGAAAGTACAACATTCCAATAAAGAGTTAAAGTTCTGCTGATTTGATTATAATCTGTTATTGTATTTATTGTTCTAAAAGGAGAACTAATTTGAACTGGCGTTGCAGTGTCTGTAAAAAGGGTAAAATTTGCATTAACTAATGATGCTATTTTTATTGTTCTACCAAATTTAATATTAACTGTATTAACAGTTACGGTAGCGTTGTCTATTAGATACAAGCTCACTCAACACACTCCATCAATGAAATCTATTTTAATAGTAATAAACAAAACAGAATAAAAGCAGAGGGGGTGGCGGATTTCTCCACCACCCCCAAGCTTTAGGGTAATTTGTAACTATAACGACCCTAAGGTTTGTTTATCAGGTTGCCTCGTTAGTAACCATGATTTCATAGTTACGGCTGAGTCTGACGTTCTTGGCTACGGTAATACCCTCGCCATCGCCAAGCATTACGATGTCGTAACGCTCCTTCATCTTAAGTGAACGAAGATCACGGCTAGGATCGTCAAACTGATCGGTGCTCATGTCATCCTTGACCAAAAGTGTTCCCACTTCGTTACGGTCAATGAGGAATAGGTCTGACTTAGCTGCTGTTGCGCCACTCTTAGCGGTGAAGCTTACGAATGGTGAAACAAGAACATTTAGACCCATTGGGGCTGTTGCGTTAAGGGCGCCGTCAGCTGACTGAGGACGATATCCCCAGCTTGTGCCAACTCCTGAAGCTGCACCACCGGCGTGGAAGATGGAATCCTTAAGGAATACCGACCACATGAGGGGGTGGAGAATGAAGTCTGTTGGTACATGATTTTCAGCCATAAGTACAGCAGCCATGTCTACAATGTCGTCCCAGGTGATTGTCTTATTGGCAACGCCATTAATGTCAAGACCTGTTGTGTCATCATATGAACCGCTATCGTTATCAAAAACGATAGTAGCTGCATCCTTGAAGCGACTAAGAGCGATTTGCTCTTTTAGGCGAGCCATAGCGCGACCGGCTGCGCGAACATGTAGACCGACAATGTCCCAAAGTGAGTCAGCGATAACTTCCTCGGTGAAAGCTAGCTTTACACCTTTCTTTGAAACCTTGCCCTCTACCTGCTTTGCGAAGGCGAGTGCTTGCTCTGGATATTCTTGGCCTTCTGGAATCTCAGCCGCTTGGATAGCATTGACTGCTGGGAACTCCAAAGAACGCCCCTTACCGAGACGAACTGTGGAAAGCAGGGGGGTCACAAGAAGCTGTGGCTCAGCTGCTTCTCTTAGCGTACGAGAGAGAACCTTGGGGAAAAGGGCTGCTGCATCTGGTGAAGCAAAAGCCTCCTTAATGGTTACTCTGTTGTCTGCATCGATATACCCGTCCTCAGTCAGTGCAGTCTCCCAAGCTGGGAGACCAGAGAGGAGCTCTTGGATTGTCTTACTCATCTTAGGAATATTCCTCCTGTGTTGTTGTTTTTATTAGAGTGTCAAATTGACGCGGAATGCACCAATGACATTGTATACGTCCAAGTTAGCACGAATACCGAGCTTGCCACTGTAGCTTCCGCTACGGGTAAGTTCGTATACTGTCTTTAGTGCACCTGGATCTGATGGAAGCTGCATGTAGCTGAGGAGGCCATCGTCAAAGTTTGTAGCAAACTTTTCGACTTCGACAACCTTACCTACCTGCAAGTAGCTGTAAACAGCGCTGCTATTATAGAAATCGGCAGCTGCTGCGGCTACTGGGCGTCCCATGAAGTCGGAACGGATTAGTGAACCGACTGTTACGTCGTCATTAATGCCAGCAACCATTGGATACTCTACATAGCCGTGAGTGATAAAGCCAGCACCTTGCGATGTGCCCTTGTCAAATGGTCTGTAGAGATCATATTGTGCGCAACCAATCGGAATTGACCGAGCTGCTACAGTAACTGTATCAGATGATCCACTCGTTGATGTTGGCGTAGCGCCATCTAGTGGGTCCCAAGAAGGCATTACGTCGCCCCAGCTCTTGCTTGAAGATGTTCCGTTAGCTGGAACAATACGAGCATCACCGTTGGCGTCGGCAACCACTGAAAGAATAGTACCCTTTGGAATGACGATCTCAAAGCGATCATCTTCACTGTCCAAATACCATGTTGGCAAGCCGGGGTGGGGCAGTAAGTATGCACTGGGGGCTACACCCTCAGAAACAACGAAGCGACCAGCACCTGTCTTGCTATGAACCTTGCGGAACTTTGCTAAACTCATTTTTTATCTCCTTAATTATTAAAGTTTACGTCTACCCATAAGGGCATCTACTAGAACTTGCTCAAAAGAATCTACAGGAGAACCAGGCTTGCTGATTTCCTCTTCTTTGTCAAGAGTCAATACATTATCTTCGGATTCAGTTACCTCTGCTTCAGAAGTAACCTCAGGCATGCCAGCAAAATTAGAAAGTCTCTTATTTACTTTTACTGGAGTCTTAGCTAAATCTCTGAGAGTATCAGCCAATGAAGAAGCTGTGCGAGTAGCATGCTCTTCAATAAGCTTTTCGCGATCATCAACAGACTCTAAGCCCAAGCCGACCTTAGTATCAACAACTCTTTCAACTAGAGTTCTATGCAGAGCGCTTTTGAGCTTTGCATTTTCTTCTTCAAGAAGCTTAATTCTTGCCTTAAGTGTGTCAGCATCTTGCTCAACGCCCTCTTTGTTATCGCTGAGCTCACTGGCCTCTTCGGCATCTTCTTGACTCTCATCAGTCTTTTCGACCGATGACTCTTCTGGCTTTTCAGCATTTTCGGAATCTACAGTTTGTACATCCGCCTCTTCTGAATCGTCAGCTGAGTTCTCTTCTTCCGAGCCCGTTTCTACAGACTCTTCTGAAACCTCTTCAGTCTTTTCTTCTGAAGCCTCTTCGACAACCTTTTCGTCAGTTGTAGTCTTCTTTATTAACATCTTTCATGCTATGAGTCTCCTCAGAATTATTTTTTTCAGAATCTTCATTGGATAGTAATGAATTAGCATTACTTATATAACTTTCACTTTCCTGAAGGGCCAACGCAGTTAAAAATGCGCCCTTTAAATGTAAGTAAATGGGTTTCGATTCCTTCTTCTTCATGTCGGAAAGAATTGATCTATTTTCCTCAATTGAAATAATATCTTCATTATCCATGCTGAGGACAAACGCAGCGCTTTTTGCAATCCAACCTTCAGAGTCTGAGATTTCGGTTTTTCCATCTTGTATTTTTGTGGATCTCACTCCGGATTTTTGATCTGCCGGCTGATTTACAAAAGAGTATTCCTTGAAGGAAATATCCTGCATATCAATGTATGCTAGCTTGCCCTTGTAAACCTTGCCCTTTTTAAACTTAGGCATACGGGGACGACCTGAGTCATCTTCTCTCGCTAGATCTTCACCAGAAATACTACAAACAGCCTTTGTAGCCCTTCCTCCAACCGAACCCGTCAAGTATCTCTTATCGATAACCTTTTGGGCTGCAACAGGATCAGTGATTGCAATTTGCAATCTAACAAAAGCGCTTCCATCTGACTCTTTGTCCATCTTGGCAGCCATTACCCTGCCAATAGGCTCTGTATTTAAGTCATGATTAAGAATAATTGGCTTTGGATAAGGCTCAACCCATGATTGGAGTGCCTTCTCCAACTCTATGGCTGAATAATGATTATAATTAGAAGTCAAGCCCTCGTGTATTGCGGCGACCTCTATAATCAAGCCGTGCCTGGAGTTAAATGATTCTGAAAAATCTATATCTGATTTTGAAAAATCAGGAAGCTGTAATGTAAAGTTTTCTACAAAATCAAAAGACATGTATTCCCCTATTTATTAATATCTATTTTAATAGTAAGTTTGTTTTTATAACATTGAACAATTTTATATAAATATATCACACTTTAGTATAGTTTTCAAATATTAGCGCTGATCTTTCATCCCCGTGCTTCAAAAATGACCCATACATTAACTCAGACATTATGTGTGGAGCATAGATGTATGAAGCGCAGAATAAATTATAACCAGCCTCTTTACACTCCCATGACCAACCTACATCCTCACCTTGCTCATGGACACTGTAATCTATATTTGAATATACTTTCTTGTTCATCATTTTTGCAGCCATGATTACGTCAGACTTAAAATAAGTTCCAAGAGAATACTTTTCCTGTCTAAATGCTTTTCTAGTCATACCCTCTCTCCATGTCATCACACTCGGATACATTGTGCCGAAAGGAGTCATGAACATGAGAGGATTAACTGCGTCAGCACCGGACTTAATATGTGCAATTAACAGCTCTAAAGTATTTGGATTTGTTAATAATATATCAGAATCTAAGCTAAAGTAGTATTCTGGAGAAACATCTCTAACAGTAGAGAGCAAAGAGTTTCTTAAGGAAACCATATTTTGATACTTAGACAATGTCCACTGTCTTCCATTGTTTTCATGCTGAAAGTGTGGTATATCTTTTCTTATCTTTATATTGAAATAAGGTATCCTATTATCGTATTTTTTCCATGCCTCTAAAGATTGGATTGTTTCAGTATCATCTGGAGAAACCTCAAAAACAAAACCAATATCTTCAATAGGAAGAGACTGATTAACGATACAGCGAATCCAATGAGGTAATATCCAAGATCTCTTGTACATTGGACATCCTATTAGAAGTTTCATTTAGAAGCTTTAATTTCCTCAGACTTTGTCGCTACAGCTTCATCAGACTTTGATTGATCCTTTTCAGCTTTTACCGAAGACTCTAACTTTGTAGGAGTCTGGCTTTCAATGACTACTTCGCTAGCGGCCAATATTTCCTCAGGCTCATCTTCAACCGAATTAACCTTTTCCTCTAGGGCAAAAAGTCTTTCTGTTAGCTCCGATACAATTTCAAGAACTACCTGAAGAGCAAGTCTAGACTGACCATTGTCTACTGTTTTTTCTAAGGCGCGAATTGAATCATTTGTTGCTAAATAAGAAATTAGCTGTTCATTCTTTAGTGTCAGATCTGTCGACATTATCAATTTCCTTTTCCTCTTTTGTATAGACTATAGTATACTCTGATTCAAGGGCATTTTCAACTAATGTCAACCATGCATTGTCTGATCTTCTGATATTTGGTGAAGTATTTCTACCTTGCTGATTTGCTGGACGTGTTGCATTTCCGACGCCACGTCTTTGATTTGGTAAGTTTCTTTGACCTTTTTGTGCCGGAGCTTGTTTATCGCCATCTATAACAGCATCTTTAGGAGCCGACTTTGTCATTGTTAGTTCTGCTTGGTTTTTTGCTAAATCTATTTGAACTTTACCCTGTATGGCAGCAAACATTTCATCTTCTTCATAATCAGGATTAATGCCAAGTTCTAGTCTTGCTTCTTTGATTGAAATAATATTATTAACATACTTTTGTATAACATGCGTTTCTTTTTTAACTTGAGTATCAACGTCTATTTCGTTAAACTTGAAATAGCATCTGTCAGAAGAACCTTCTTCCAAGGGATTAGTTACGGGGTCAAATCCGCCTTCAAGTAAAAGTTCATTAAAAATATGAACCCTAATCATTTCTGCCATTATCTTCTGATACTGCTTAACTTTATCATACAAAGCAGTGTCTAGACGATCAGTCACTGATCTGTTTCCACCATTCATCATCATACCTAGGTGATGAGGGGCAACCCCAAGCCCAACTGCAACTCTTTCCTTAAAGTGCTCCAGGTATTGTGAAGCTTCAAGTGCACTATTGTTGGCACCGATAACTTCAATATTGTGTCTGTAAGGAAGAATTAGGCCACCCTCTGCTCTTAAGGATTCTATCTCAGATGCTGCGTTAGAGATTTCCTGAGGCTCTGCTGGCTGGTCTGCGGTGCCTATGGTGTATTTATATAATGGAAAAAGCTCTCTATGAACAAGGTTCTGGATATCTTCTTCAATCTGACGAAGGGCAACAACATCATCTAGAACAGAACTTAGAAACGGAGTACCGAAAGCTCGACCTGACTTTTTATCCAAATACATATGAATAACACGATCAGCTGACCATACCGGATCTCGTTCTGATGGCATGTAGGTCAGAGGGTCTGTAGCCTGCTGATAAGATCTTGGTCTATTAAACTTATCTCTTAGAATTCTAACTTGTTCCGTAGGAATTAAATAATAACCCACTACAGGCTGCGGTGCATTTACTCCTGATATTGGAGTTGGAAAATATTCCGATATGTCACCTCTAGCCTTAACTATAAAAACATTCGCATACTTTACAATATGTTCAGTAATTTCGATTAAAAAATCTAAGAACGGCCTTTTCATGGCCATTTCCATGTAATCTATTCTTTGATATAGATAAGATACAGCTTCCGGATTTTCTCCGACTATTGACCAGCTTTCTTTCCAGAACAATTCTTTATATTTATTTATTGCCTGTTTAACGTAAGAATCTGTATCTGCAGCTTGCATAATACGATCAAAGTCATAGGGAGAAGGTTCAAATGTAGCTCTATTGTTATAATAGTATGTATTGCCCTGAAAACCAAGTGCAAGGGCAGCGACTTTCATCGCTTTGCTTACAGATTTAATTTCTTCTGGTTTAAGAGCTTTTGCTACAATATTATTCTTTTTATCAACTTGCCGAAAAGGCAAAAAATCGAGAACTGCCATTTATCTTCTCCAATATAAAAGCTATCATAATAGTAGCCTTATGGATTTTTTTTTATAAGTTACTGACCAGATTGCTGCGATCTAGCAAACGCGTTATTTAGAATAAGCGTTTTGACAGACTCCATCCAAAACACTGTTTCAGCTTCATTGAAATCGCTCTTATACTGCAAATTTGCATCTGAGATCTTAATCTCGATGGTGAATTCCTTTTTTGCTTCAACTGCTTCATTTACATCAATTACATCTGACATTTTATTTACCTCACTCAAATTCATCTGTTTTTGTTTTTGTTGTTTTTACTGTTTTTTGTTGTGCGGTTAATTGCTCAATCTGAGCAGATAACTGCTTAATGGTGGCTTCCTTAATAACAATCTCTGTCATCATTTGGGCCATTCGCTCATTAAAGGTTTGAACTAATATATTAATATCAAGATCATTGTTCATTTTTTCTCCTTAAATAGGAGTCTATTATATCACTTATTTTCTAAACTCTCTACTCTAGAGGAAAGTTCTTTAACGGCATTAATAAGTAGCGGGGTAATTAGCGCGTAATTCACGCTTTGTAGTTGCCCTTTTGACAAATCTCCAGATACCAGCCATGGTGCAACTAATTCAACTTCATCTGCTATTAAACCAATAATTGTAACTTCATCATGGATTCCATCTACAATTGGTTTTCCATCTTCAAAACTTGAAACTTTTAAAGGATTATAAGATACTGTATTTAAATTATTAATGATTGATAATCCAGTATTTGTAGATGCAATGTTCCCCTTTAATCTTCTGTCCGATGTCGTTCCTAATACGATAGAGTTAGCATTATCTACGTGACCCATTATGGAACCAAAAGCACTAATCCATGTCATGCCCATTTGATTCGCTGTTCCTCCCCAGCCAGTTAGTCCATTATATGAAATACCATTTCCGTTTACTGACATAGTTCCTAATGCCATATTTGCATATGCAGTATCATTAGCTCTTCTGATATAAAGGGTTGCGTCATTGTCAGCTGTCCTAAGTTGTATATGAGTGTTATAACACCGCAAAGCAAAGTTACATTGATTAACACCTGTAACAGATAGGTGAGAATACTTAGCAAGAGTAGATTCTTGATTACCTTGTATAACAGTTCCATAAGATCCATAAATATATGTTCCAGGATCTAAATCTGGCCTAAGGCCAACTCTAACTTCACCACTACTTGAATACCCCCTCATTCTAATTGTTCCATCGGAAACTATAGAATTACTATATATTGTACTACCTGAAAAATTGATGTTACTAACGTCATTGCCGTTATAATATAATGTTATATCATTAGTATTGATATGAACCCTATTTCCAGTTGAAGCTGTTGTGAGAGTTGAACCACTAATAGTTGCACCAGTTATCGTTCCTCCAGAGATTGTTCCGCTAGCAGTTATTGTCCCACTAAATGTTCCGGAAGTTGCATTGATAGCTCCAGTCACAGAAAGGCTAGCTCCATCCCATGTCAATTTATTGCCTGCGGAATTGCCTATGGAAAACTTGTATGCTGCCCCTGAATACCCTAAGAAAAATCCCGTTCCAGTGTCATAAGCTGTTTGTCCTCCTTTAATATTTCCTCCAGAACTCAACGTTATTCCTCCGCCAGTTATTGTTGTTCCAGCAATTAATCCAGTTTGCGTTTGGTTTTGGGGACTTAAATTAGAAACATTACCTAAGCTTTGATTCCATGCACTTGAGCCATAAATGTAAGATCTATTATCGCCACTAGTTGAGTTATACCAAATTGAAAATTCTGGTATTTGACCTGCCACAACTTCTGCTCCAACAGAATAAATTGGATTAAATGTTCCAGTGGCGGAACTAGTGACAGTAAATGTATATGTTGTTACCGCGGTAACATATTGATTTTTTAAATTATACTGACTTGGAACAACGTTATTTAATGATACTATTTTACCGACAGATAAACCATGAGCTGTTGTCCCAGTAGTATATGTAACCGATGTTCCATTTCCTGATATTGCTGAAATTAATTTTGCGGTAAATGGACTAGGAATAGATGGTTGTGTGGCCCCATAAAAAATTGATCCAGGTGCAGAACCGTCTATAAATTGCAACGTTCCACGTATTGTTGCATTATTAAACTCTGCGCGTCCGTCTCCAGAAATAATCCAACCAGCTGTTCCACTAGTCCATGTGTCTGTCGTATTATTATAAGAACCGTTATAATCTGAAGATCTTAAAATAGCCTTATTATCAGGACTGGTAATTGCTGTTGCGGTTCCGGGTTGAGTTAATATTATTTCATGTGCGCCAATTGTTCCAGCAGTTATTTTTGCTGCTGTCAATGAACCTATGAACTCTTCGTCAATCAGTGGTGTATCACCAGATGCAACGATAGATGTCCATCCGCTAATATTACCAGCTGTATCAATTGTTCTTACTCTTCCATAATACTTAACGGGATTAGTTGTGGAAGAGGTACTTGTTGTTGTGCTGTTATCATCTACTGAAACGACAAAAACATTTGTTTGAACATATCCAGTTCTATGTGGTGTTTCGCCAGAAATAACTTGATACTGTGCGCTGATTAGTTCTACTTGATCTTGTTTATATAATTCATACTCATATTTTGCGGCATCTTCGTCAATACTGTCTGTATACTTAAATAATACATTTAAGAATGACGCTGCTAAAACTAAATTTGTTGGAGCACCTGGAATAGTCGAATCTGTTGGAGTGGAAAATCTTACAGAATCAGTGTAAGGAGAAACGACATTAACATCATTGTTCTTGCTTCTAACCGTAACGATATATTCTTTATTTGGTTTTAGATTTTCTATATTTACAGGTATAATAGCCATTATCTAACTCCACCAATCTTTGCAAAACTATTATCTGTTTGATTTATTATTTCACTTCCAACTTTAAGGTAAACATTATAACTAAAAGAGTAAGAAGATATTTTAATATTATTACCTCTAGAGGATATGTTTTTGTCATACAATAACTCTAGCTCGGCTACATAATCTCTTTCTTGGAAATCATTTTTAGAAAATAAATTAATATTATCTATTTGACTAGAGGAGAAACAGTCGATAGTCTGCCAATCTAGATCTATGACTGCTGAACTTTCGCCATTTTGTAAAGCTGTAAACTTAATTCTAAACTTTCCATAATTAATACCCTTAGAACCATACAGTGTAAACTTTGGTCCAGAAAAATTCATATAAAGCTTTGATCCAGGCTTATTCGATAGCCCATTATCCCAATCTGTCATAGAGTTAATGAATGAAAAGTTATAACTTGAAGATGAATTTAAATCTACTAGATATTGATCTGTGTCAACATTAGAATAAAATCCATAATAAGGATTAGAATATGTTACTGTCATTCTGGTTCACCTTCTTGCTCTAATAAAGGCTCAATCTGCACCCAGGACATTGTTTCTTCATTCCATGTATAAGATTTATTATCATTAGGATATGAAATTGGAGGTGTCCATTTTTGATTAATTAATTGCCAAGATGGAAATGGTTGCCGTACAAGAGTCCAGGAAATTGATTTTTCATCCCATATGTACTGATTTATAGTATCGGGAATGTCTATTGGGGGTTTCCAAAGTCCGGTTTCTGGATTTATTATAAATGAAGGATTATCTTGTGGTTTTGGTGGCACAAACGCATCTATATCTTCATTGTATGAATATCCGATACCAGCATAGTTTTTTCGAAGTGGTTGCTTGCCCTGTAAATGAATACCAGCATATGTATTAATGGATGTTTTTATCCATCGTCCACCAATATTATCAACCAGCCATTGATAACCTTCGTCATCATGATTATTATCACCAACAAGTACACTAATTACAATATTATTTTCATCTATTTGTGCCCAATGACTCATGTTACCCACCTTACGTAAACTGCACCAGCATAACCAGTATAACCTGGACCATAAGTAGCATCGTTTGCTCCCGATCCACCTGCACCACCAGAACCAGGGTAAGAATATGACCCTTGCCTTGAGTTCCAGTTTCCGCCACCGCCACCATATCCAAATGTAATATTCATCAAAAATGTTGAAGCTCCTGCAGAACCGCCTGTATAATAGTTTGGAGGAGAGCCACCATTTCCTCCGGCTCCTGCTCCTCCACCACCAGCTGCTATTGTATTATCGTAAAATGGGCCTGCTGCACCAGAGTAACTAGAATTACTTGCGCCATTTCCACCGTCTGCTAGATAACTATAATATGGACCCCATGGACTATAACCGCCAGATCTTGCAGACCCGCTACCCCCACCAGAAGGACCAGACGCTGTTCTAACATCTGAGCCAGAAACTACTGTAAAACTTGATGAACCACCAGATGATCCAGATGATCCTACCGCAGTATATGGAGAATAGCTTTCATATGGGGTTTGCACATAGCTTCTATCTCCACCAGCTCCGCCAGCCCCAACAGCAACAGCATAGGTGCCTACAGTCATATTAGAAAGTGTCTGATTTACTATATTTCCAGCAGCTCCGCCACCACCAGGGGCCCAAACATCACCAGTGCCGTACCAATCTAGTGAATGCGCACCTCCGCCACCACCTGATCCACCAGAAATAACTAATATTTCAACATTTTTTTTACCGGTTAATATTTGAAAATTTCCATTTGAAGTAAAATATCTACCTGTATAACCCGATCCAGCAGAATATGAAGTTCCACCTGATACAGTAAATGGAATTGTAATGCTCCAAGTAAACTCTTTAGTGATATTGCCCTGAGAGTTTTCCGCTTTAACAGTAAAGGTATAAGAAAAAGATGAATCGTTAACCGGAGTTGTATATGTTCCAGATATTTCACCTGTTGAAGTATTCAAAGAAAAACCTGTAGGTAGAGATCCACTACTAATAGAATATACTGCTGCAGGATACCCTGACGCAATAACCGAATTACTATATGCTGTATTGTATGTTGGAGTTGTCAGTGTTTCGTCAGTCCATGCTGGAGCGGCATTTACGTTAAAGTTGAAACTTTTGCTTATGCTGCCAATTGTATTAGTGGCTGCTATAGTAAAAGCACTGGTGCCAGCAGATGATGGAGTACCTGTTATCACTCCAGTTGAAGAATTTAAAGAAAGTCCACTTGGTAAAGACCCAGATGTAACAGAAAATGTTGCACTAGGATATGCAGCTACTGTTATGCCGTCAGAGTATGCTGTAGATAAAGTTGCGTCTGCTAAAGTTTCATCAATCCATGTTGGAGCCTTATTTATTGAACCGCTAAAAGATTGAGTAACATTGCCTGTCTCATTTTCGGCTTCAATTACAAACGAATACGCACCATAATAGGTTGCAGTTCCTGTAACTGCGCCATTTGAAGAATTCAAATTTATCCCACTTGGAAGTGAGCCCGAAATTATACTATAAACTGGTGAACCTGTGGCATTAACACTATCTGAATAAGCAGTATTATATTCAATGTTAGCAATTGTATTATCTGTCCAAGCTGGAGTAACATATAAATCATCTGTAAATAATTGGGTGACATTACCTGCAGCATTCTCTGCTTTGACTGTAAAGCTATATGAACCAGCTGTTGATGATGTTCCGGTTATTGCCCCAGTAGAACTATCCAAGGTAATGCCTGATGGTAGTGCGCCAGCAGAAACAGAATATGTAATAGCTGGGTAGCCAGAAGCAGTAACTCCATCACTATAAGCTTGACCATAAATCATATTGGCAATTGAACTATCAGTCCAAGCTGGAGCTTCATAGATTGTTCCACTAAAAGCTTTTTCAACATATCCCCAAGAGTTTGTTGCACGAATTGTAAAACTATAAGACCCACTTGCAGCTGTAGTTCCAGTAATGGCGCCTGTCGAAGTGTTTAGTGAAATACTTGAAGGAAGTGAGCCAGAGTAAACTGAATATGTTATTGGACTAGTTCCAGTAGCTGAAACTCCATCACTATATGCCGAAGCTTTTGTGACAATTCCGAGTGTTTGATCAGACCAAGATGGTGGTGTTTGCACTGTTCCAGAAAAAGACTGAGTAACTGATCCAATGTCATTTTCTGCTTTAATTACAAAAGAGTATGGACCACTATCTATACTTAAACCACTAACTAGGCCAGTTGTTGAATTTAGTGTTACTCCAGATGGTAAAGCTCCAGAAGAAATTGAATAGGTTACAGCTGGATAAGCGTCTGCCCAAACCAAATTTGAATAGGATGTATTATAATCAATATTGGACAAGGTAGAATCTACCCATTCTGGGTATTCGTAAACTGTTCCAGAAAATGATGCTTCATTGTAATATTTTCCATCATCAGTTGTAGCTCGAACTGTAAAAGAATATGTTCCCGTCGAAGTAACTGTTCCGGTCATTTGACCAGTAGATGAATTAATGGAAATTCCTGTTGGTAATGATCCAGAAGAAATAGAATAAACTGTTCCAATAGCAGAAACGCTATCAGAATAAAAATCACCATAAATAAATGGACTTAATTCGATTGATTCCCAAACTGGGGCCAAATTGACTTGGTAATCATCAGTGCCCGCATTATCGACTTCATTTATTTTTCTTAAGTTTGGTGTTGCATAATATATGAAATATGAACCCTGTATTTCTGTCGCAACAGGATGTTCTTCTGCCGTTTGGAAATAAATATAGTCACCCTCTATAACTGTTTTAACCGGAGTGAGTACTGTTCCTTTTTCATACACCACAATATAGGAATTAGCATCTTGTAAAGTTTGCAGCGTAGAACTTTTATATGTATTAATATTCAAATCTTTTATATTTGCAAATAACCAGAAACCAACACTAAGAGTATCCCTTGGCGTGAACTTTGCGATTCCCCTTTTACAATATGGGTATGAATAATTATAATTAGGTGTTGCAGAATTAATAATTTCATCTGACTTAAAATATTTAAACCATGCCATATTAATTTACTTCCGTATAAATAATTTCATATTCATAATTATCTATTATATCATCAGTTACTTCTATATTTATAACCGCATCGCATCTAGGCAGGCCATTAACAATGTCTACATTAAATTGACCAACGCTAACAGACACAGGTTTTTTAGCAGCATCTTGTGCATAATCTGAGCTTCTAGCTAAACCGTAATCAATATCAAGTGAAGATATTTTTCTGGATCCATCCGCACCAGTATGAGCGTGATCACTGAGATCTACGCCGTCTATAGTAATGCCTTCTGCGACTTGTATATCACCAATAATTTGTCCACCGTCTCTTAAAAGATATTGAGGATGATCATTCTCGTCCAATCCAGATAAAAGCTGGTGATCAGATTTAAGCGTATCTTTTCTAGTTAAACTAATCATTGCTCCACTAAAAATCTGAGCATAAACGTCATTAGTAACATTTAATAAAACGTTAGGTTTTGGTAAACCTTTTATGGAAAGCTGAGATATATAGTTCGCATATTTTCTTTTCTCATGAATTAGCTGCATTAGGGCGTCTGTCTTGCCCATAACAATATGATGCCTATCAACAACATCAGCCATAATAGAGGTAAAGTTTCCTTTTAAAAGCGCTGAAGCTATTAACATTTCCTCGGTTAAAAATGGAAATCTCTTTTTGAAAGAAGTTGTTTGATAGTCCAAATCAAAAGGACTTCCTATTTCAGAGGAAAACTTTAAACCTGGAGCTAAATATCTTGTATAAAAAATTAGAGAATTTTCTTCCAAATCTCTCTTAAGAGATTGTAATATATCCTCTATTTCAGAATCTACAGCGTTTAATTTAATCGCAAAAAAAGCTTGGAATTTAGCGGCATGTTCTTTTGAGATTTTATCCAATTCGGTTGAAGGAATCGCTCCTGGTTTGGATATGATTGTTTTTGCAATCCTGCTCGAATAATGTTTTGCCGTTTTGCACCATGCGTCGTAGTGTGCTGCGACTTTTTGCTGTAGTTCATTTTCATAAACCTCCCTAAAATCTTGATTTAAAGATAACTGTATTGAATATACTTCTCTTTGAAGAGACTTTAATAATTTTCTGAATTGCAAAAAATACGAAAAGGTAGAGTGTGCTATTGCATAATAAAATTCTTCCAAAAACTTTCTTGAAGTAGTTGAATTAATTTTTTCTGCAAAGTTTATTTCTTCAAAATTAATGTGACCAGGAATTGGGATTCTGACTTTAACCATTTCATCTTTTCTATCCTTATAGGCATCGCTGCTTGGGGGTGGAAATGGCAGAATTGTTACTATGCCATCAGATTCCTGTAAGTCTTTTTCAGATATGTCAATTCCATTTGACTGTGGTAAATTTTGAACTGAATTTATTTTCAATGAATCTATAACGCGATTATTGTAAACAGAAACAGCTTGAGGTTGTGTTGTATATAAATTTTTATGTAATTCATCCCAAAGATTTTGATGCGCAACCAAAAGATCATTATTGATATTCGGATTTATATAAACCTTCTTCATTAGGTTTTCAATATCATTAATTGTATCAGTTATAAGAATTTGAGCAGATTCTGCTTCTCTTTTAACAAAATCTATAGGTATTGAATATGCCTGTTTTATGCTTGTATCCGCATTTCTGTTATATGCATTTCTGCCTACGGCTTTGTAAGCGGTTGCGCCAGTGGGATTTGTGAATAAAGAATCTTGGAATTTGTAGTCTCCATAAATATTATTAGAAACTTCAGAATACTGCTCTTGAGAATTTACGCCTATATCACTCATTAAAACATCCTTCTAACTCTTTTTGTAGAAGTAGATCTACGAAAACCTTTCGACGGATTCAATGCGTCAGCCCGTCCTGTAATCACAATTTTATTTTTTTCATCATCTTCTTTATCTATTTTTTTAGTATCTGGAACAAAAAAATGATTAGAAAAACTTTCAGTATTTGTTGCATAATGCGCTTGTGAAAACTCGCCATAATTTTGAGTAATAGCTAAAAGCGCTAACATCAAAGCATCATGAGCATGGTCCATTGCTGATCCGGCTGCCTCAAAAACGGGTCGACCAGTTTGCGTTGTTCTAACCACAACGTAAGATATTAATTGCATATATAGTTCTTCATCAGAATCTGGAATCATTAGTTTTTCTTTTTCTAAAAATTGACGAAGATTATCAACCATAAATGGTTTCATTTCTTTTTTGATCATCAACTTCGTATAAGGATCTCTGACATCTATACTCTCGCCAAATGCAACTCCTTTTATTTTTTCTTTTAAGCCAGATCTAGGATTTTCGACTCCATGCTTTTTCAATAGCTCCACCTGCACTTCGCCATATCCGCGGTCAACATAAATATGTTTAGGATTAAATCTTTCATTTAGTTCAATAATTCTATCAACTGCTTTAGTTAAAGTATATTCAGATCTAGCTATCTCTTCTCTATAACAGATTTTTGTTTTACCTCTAAATCTAGATTCTTCATAATTATCAGAGCATACTTCGACAACCACAATATTTGTTCCAGCACCATATTTGTCCCAGTCAACGCCTATAGTATGGAAAGATCTGGCTGAAGTTATTTCAGGTATATAATCCCATGCTGGCGAAATAAAAGCTCTGTCAACAAATTTTCTAGGATATACACCTTCTGAGTCTTCGCCCCAGTCGGCTTCAATTTCGTGTCGATATCCACTTGGCGAATATTGTTCCCGGAACTCTTCTTCTTGCTCCTTAGAAAAATATGGGTTGCAATATGAGGGAAACCAAAATTCGGTAAACCTAGGCGATCTACACCATTCCCAAAATCTTTCTCTACGGCCAGTTGGCGTAGAAGCGCCGATCATAACTTTATCTGGCTGATCTTCTGCGGTTTTCTGCAACATGGCGTACAGAGCGTCAAGGTCATCTGCATGCATGTAGTCCATTTCATCAAGAATAATAAGATGAGCTTCCTGACCACGAGCAACGTCAGACTTGCCTCCGCTTTTCATTCCAGAGGTAAAGAATCTAATAGTTGAACCGTTGGAGAATTGAATCATAAACTGAGGGCTTGTGACTTTTCTTGTTATAGAATTCATCACTACTTCATTCTTAGAAGCAATTCTTAATATTTCCTGATAAATCAGTTCAACTTGAGTTTTCATTGGCGCAATAACTAATGATCTACCATCTTTGTGCGTATAGCTGTAGTGCAACAGCTGCACTGCCAAGCTGAATGTCTTACCTAAACGACGACCAGCTCTTAATACTTTTCTTAAAGATGGATCACGCAATATGAGAATTTGATATACACGCAAATTTGCTTCTAGAAATTGTTTTGCCCAAACAACTGGATCCTTAGAAACATGCAGCTGTCTTTGATGCTCCGCACTAATTCCATCTGCCAATAAATCCAAATCGACTTCAAATGGCTCATCAATTAAAAGGGCTAATTCCCTATTCGTCATTCTTCTTTCTAAAACAGGAGTTCCATCATTCCAAGCTAAATGAGATAGTTTATTTTCAAATACCCATTCAATTCTATTAACCTGCTTAATTAACTCAGGATCTTGAATTCGAATAATATCAAGCAAATCTTCTCTAGAGAGTTTTTCTAAAGCGTTTCTAAATTCTTGTGTTTTTGTAAATATACTCATAATCATCCATAATGCGCAGCCATCATTGCGCCTTCTGTCCCAAGCATACTTCTAGCATTAAGTCTAGAGTTTTGTATTGCCTGAACCCCTCTAGCTCTTGATGTAGCAGCCGCTTCAGTATCCCTATATCCCATTCCAAATGTAGGTTTAGCTATTGATCCTTGTAAAGATTTATTGGCATCTCTCGTAAAATTAATTCCACTCTTAACTAACTCTCCACCCATTTTAGCAAGATCGTATGCTAAAGATGCAGCTGCAACAACTTGAAGTCCAGGAATAGCCAGTGCTGCACCTCTCATTGCCAGCATTCCAGCTGCGCCTTTACCGCCTAATTTTAGGGCTGTCTTTGCTCCAACTTGGGAAAAGAATTTTCCTCCACCAGTAGATCGCAGGAATGCTACTGCTTCATCAGCACCCTTTAAAACTTGTCCACTTGCTAACTTTACCCCATCGTCTCCAAATGATTTAACTGCGCTAGCAAAAGCGCTTTCTGCGGCCCGAGCACCTTGTGCTGCTCTACCGCTTAAGCCACTAGTACCGCCAAACCCTAGCGCTCCTCTAGAGTATCCTGCCATAAAGCCTGTAGCTGCACCTGTTAATGCAGAGGCTTGTAAGTTACCCCTAACTCCCATCGCTCCAACTTGACCATAAGATGCGCCAACTATTTGATTACTCAAAGTTGCCACCCCACCAGAAGACCCTAATGTCGGTGCTACAAATTTTGAAGCCAACGCTGGATTATTCATTCTCAGCATTGAGGCAGTTGCATTGTCTACTCTTGATAATTTTGCTGCTGCCCTAGAGGAACCTTTCATGGCTCTTCTTTCTAAGGCGTCTGTTTTAACTCCAGCTGATATTCCAGAAAGAAGGCCTGGACCAAAAGCTTTTTCGCCCTCCATTAAATCAGCGCTCATAATTTTAGATGCTAAACGTTCACCGTATTTATTGTTCAACATTTTATAACCACCAAACATTGAATATGCGCCAGCTTTTTCTGTAGCAAAAATGCTTTGAGAGTGTGCTCTAAAAAAAGCTCTAGGATTTGCTGTTATATTGTTAACTCTGGATGATCTTAAAAATGGCGTTTTTCCAGCTGCGCGGGCGCTTGCGGTCCTTGATGCTGAACCAACAAAATGAGAATTTGACGCACTAGACAGTTGTCCGCCGACCATGATTCTATGTTTAGAGGCTCTTTTTGCCAGTCTTTTTTGTCGTCTTGCGCTTAGTACTTTTTGCGGATCTCCAAGATCATCCATAAATCCACCATACATCATGGTGTTTGAACCTCTCATTGAACCAAATGCTATGGATGTACTGAATCCTGGCAAATGCTCCATCATTCTAAATCCGAGTGGAGTATCTGGAGTATCTATAAATGTTGATTCATTAAGGGGTCCAATTTCACCCATGTCACCTGTATACATCATGGACATAATCAGTAACCTCTTCTTGAGTTATGCATTCCGAGAACTATATCTCCGCTAGCATTTAGCGCGCTTTGTGTAGACCTGGTGGAAGAATACGGAGAGTTTTGAAAGAATTCTCTATTATTATTCATGTATGCTCCGACACCAAGAGCAGGCAAAAGGATCCCAAGGTTTGCGCCAACAACACCGCCAACTAGTCCGCCACCAACTTTTCCTATTTTAGAACCAGTTTTTCCAAAACCAGAACCAAGGAACGCTCCTGCTGCTGCCCCCATAGTTCCAGTAACTGGGCCTGTAGCTGTTCTAGCTGCAACTATTGAGGCTGCAAATGTATCAGAATTTATTGGGGGGTTTGCAGCAAAATAATCTCCGGGTGCGCTAGCTTGCAGCAAACCGCCACCAACTCCACCCATCAAACTGCCAGCTAAAAATCTTGCATCCAAATCTCTTCCAGTAAAGTATCTATCTGCTTCGGTATCGTCAAATGCAGCT